GATTGCAAGACCTATCGCATTCTTTGCCATAGCAATTGGTGAGTAACCAACCAAGCCATCAAATCCTAAACCTGGGATATGAAGCACATCCCTTGAGCTCAAAGTAACAGTGCCAGTTTCTTTTGCCTTTCCCTCTTCTGCACTTTTTTGATATGTGTAGTAAAGGACTCCATTTTCATCTCTATCAACACTCATTTTGTTTGGCATCAAAGGATATAAAGCAATGATCTCACCTTTTCCATTCCTTATAATCTGTGCATACGCATTACCCCATAAAAGCAAATGAGTCATAAGCGTTTCTCTAAACACAAACGAACTCATTTCTGGATTTGGCTCGTCATGTAGCAAGTGATACAAGCCCATATCTATTGCCTTGCTCTTTGAACCATCTTCGTTGTATTTATAAAAATGAAGAGGCAAACCAGCTACTGCTTCAGCTAAAATTCGTACGCATGAGTACACAGCAGTCATCTGCATAGCACTTCTTTCTGTTACTGATTTGCCAGCACTTGAACCTCCCATAAAGAATGAATAGGAACTTCCTGCGGTCCTATCTTGCGGTTTATCTCTAGCTTTTCTTTTAAATAAAGCCATTTTCTCGACCTCCTAAATAATTAAAAGACCCCTTGAGTCATACACGGAGCCTTTATCTTCATTATCATTTCTTATTGCTCTATCAAGAGCCATAACTAACGCTACAGCGCCATCTATTTTTTCAACAGATTTAGACTTATCCATCTTAATGTTTCCAGCTGGATCAGTTCTTATTGCAATGTTATCCATCATCCATCTAAGCACTGGATGTCCAGAGTGAGCTAAACGTTTTGATAACACCAAATTCATAAGTTCCTTTGTAGGTGGTGACATTGATGCAAACCCCTGACCAAATGGAACTACGGTAAAACCAAGATTATCCAAGTTCTGCGACATTTGAATCGCACCCCACCTATCAAACGCAATTTCTTTGATGTTAAATTCTTTTCCTAGAGCATCAATAAAAGTTTCAATAAATCCATAATGAATAACATTACCTTCTGTTGTTTGAATGAAACCTTTTTTATTCCAGACATCATACGGAACATGATCTCTAGCAACTCTTGCTTTCATGTTTTCTTCTGGTATCCAGAAGTAAGGAAGTACATAGTACTTTTCATCATCAGATGTTGGAGGAAACACCAAAACAAAGGCGGTTATATCAGTGGTACTAGACAGGTCTAATCCACCATAACATGTCCTTCCTTTTAGCTTTTCAACATCAAAATCTGTTTTACATTCATCCCACTTTCGCATGGGCATCCATCTTTTTTCTTGCTTAACCCATTGATTAAGCCTTAGTTGCCTAAAAGTATTCTCTTCGGCTGCATTTTGTTTTGCAGCTTCGCAAGCATCTACTACTTTTGAAATATCAACCGTTACGCCAAGCGAAGGGTTAGCCTTTTTCCACACTTCAGGATCAGTCCAGTCATCATCAACATCTGCACCATAAATTACTGGATAAAAAGTTTTATCAATTTTTCTTCCTTCCAATATATCTTTTGCCTTCTGATGAACCTCATAACAAATCGAATTTGTGTCATCACCTGCAGTTGTAATTAAAAAGAAAAGAGGCTGCTTTCTTGCATCCCCTGAACCCTTCGTCATTACATCAAAGAGCTTTCTGTTTGGCTGTGCATGAAGTTCATCAAACACAACACCATGAATGTTAAATCCGTGTTTTGAGTATGCTTCTGCACTTAATACCTGATAGAAAGAATTTTTATATTCGATCCTGTTCTTTGATTCAGATATTTTAACGTGCTTTGAAAGATAATGACTAAGCGAAATCATCTTCTTGGCAACATTAAATACTATCTTTGCTTGATTTCTATCCGCTGCACATCCGTAAACCTGAGCTCCTTCTTCAAAATCTCCTATAGTAAGGTATAGAGCAACTGCTGCTGCAAGTTCACTTTTACCTTGCTTCTTTGGTATTTCAATGTAGGCAGTATTAAATTGCCTATAACCATCTTTTTTTACGATTCCAAAAACATCTCTTATGATTTGCTCTTGCCAATCTAGTAATTTAAATGGCTGCTTATACCAAATACCATCGGTATGTTTCAGAGATTCAATAAAACAAACCGCTCTATCAGCTAATTCTTTATTGTAGACGGAGCCTCGGGCTTTGAATGGTGTCGGAACATACTTCTTTAGTTTTCCCAAAGCCTCCACCTCCTATATCAAAAAAAGCCGACCATCTAGCCGACTTTGAATTATCAAGTTGTATTAATCAACTAACGCCCTTGGCACAATAATGAAATCCCCTACAAGTTCTGTTTCAAAGATTTTAAATCCTAGTTCGTTGAACTTCTTGTTTTTAATTTTGCCCTCTTCATCTGCAAAGGTTATATAACCTTTCAAGACTTGAGCCTCTTCTTCAATATAACCGCCAACGAACTTTTGTAACTCATCAAGTGAGAATTTCTTTTTCTTTGGTGTTATAAATTCTAGTTTGTTTTCTTTAATCCAAAGGCCACAATTATTCTTACCTAAATTATTTAAGAAAACTCTGTAAGGGACCACTACATTGTTATTGCATTTATCACAGCAACATTTACCAGCTATTGGTGCTGGACTATTACCGTAACCATCAATTTCATCACCACAAATGCAGCAATGTCTTACAATTTCAACCCTGTCTTCGCCATAAATAACATTTAAGCTTGAGCCATTATCCCAATCAACTAGAATCGAGCCAATATCATCAACTCCAACAACTGTACCTTTAGTCCCCTTTGGTGGCGCTTGAATATCATCCATATGCTCTAGCACAACTCTTGTTCCTTTTGGATAGCTTCTTTTAATGATATCTAGAAGTTCTTTCTTCATAGTTCTTCACCATCCTTACCGATGAACTTAATTTGCTCTATGGTTCCGTTATGGAATAATCCAATAGCATATTCAATTGCTTTTTCTTCAGTCCAACCAAGTGACTCAATGTAATACTTAATTAAGTGTTCAATTCCTGTACGGCTAGTGTTTGTTTTATCGCAAATCTCATATAGCTCGTTTCTTAATGCTTCAGTTCTATCCATTTCTATGCCTCCCAACTTTCGTTTAACCATTTAACAAGTTCTCTTTGTGAATCAGATTCGAATAAAGGTTCTTTGAATTCATTTTTCCTTCCAAATACTGCGAACTTATGTTTGTTCCAGCAGCAATTTAATTGAATGGTAAACTGAACCTCACTGTTATCCCTTCTTGCAAATCTGAAATCATCAAATAGCGGTCCATTAAGAGGGCAGTTATTCTTGAACCAAACATAATAATTATCAAGGTCAATCTTTCCACCATCTTTAATCTGTTTCACTATCTGGCCCATTCTTTTAGTCTTATTTGCGAGGCTTGTATCTTTGCAGAACCAATCATACCAACCCGCATCAATTTGTGTCCTTCTATCAGGGTTTTCAAACGCTCCAGAATTGTAGGCTTGTTGCCAGCTTCTTACTGTTCTTTTTTCTTCCATTTCTAGTACCTCCTATGACTATCTTTTGGTACTATATATATCCCTCTAAAGAGGGATAATAGCAAGTCATTTGAAAGATAATTTTGATACAATTTTCCTAGATTTCATCAAGGTTTTTAACTACTTCTTTATAAGTGACTTTGATACCATTTCTAATGCAATAAACACCGTCTTCATCACCTGTGTTTTCAACATACCTACGAAGGATTACTGAGGCATACTTTTCATCAAGCTCCATCGTATAGCAAATACGGTTTGATAGTTCACAGGCCATTAGTGTTGAACCAGAACCGCCAAATGTATCAATTACAATTGCATTCTCTTGAGATGAGTTTTGAAGTGGATATGAAAGTAAATCTAGTGGCTTGCTTGTAGGGTGATTTTCATTCCTTTTAGGTTTAGCAAATTTCCATATTGTTGTTTGTTTTCTATCTGCATACCAGCTATGTTTTCCATTTTGCAAGAACCCATAAAGAATTGGTTCATGTTGCCATTGATAATCAGATCTACCTAAAACAAGGGAGTCCTTTTCCCAGATGCAGCAACCTGCAAGATGAAATCCTGCATCAATAAATGCTGTTCTAAAATTTAGCCCTTCTGTGTCTGCATGGAACACATAGGCACTGACTCCAGGCTCACTGTGAGCAACCATATTCTTGAATGCTTTTAACAAGAATTGATAAAACTCCTCATTCTTCATTGAGTCATTCTTAATTGTAAGTCCGCTTGAAGATTTAAATGAAACACCGTAAGGAGGATCTGTCAGGATCAAGTTTGCCCTCTTATCTTCCATAAGTTTATTCACATCTTCTTCATCGGTTGCATCACCACAATACAAGACGTGTCTACCAACAATCCATCTATCACCTTTTTCGACAAACGATGCTTTTTCTAAAGCCGCTGTTAAGTCGTAATCGTCATCTTCAACTTCAGTTTCAGTTTTGAATAAATCAGTAAGTTCCTTATCATCAAAACCTGTAAGAGATAAATCAAATGCTTCAGCGTTCAATGCTTCAAGTTCTACCTTTAGCATTTCTTCATCCCATCCTGCATCCATTGCCATTCTATTGTCTGCAAGAATATATGCTTTCTTTTGTGCCTCAGTTAAGTAATCTACTAAAACACAAGGAACCTCTTTTATTCCCTCAGCTTTTGCAGCTTCAACTCTTCCGTGTCCAGCGATGATATTAAAATCTTTATCTATGATTACTGGATTAACGAAACCAAACTCACGAAGGCTAGCTCGAAGCTTATTAATTTGTTCTGGAGAGTGTGTTCTGGCGTTGTTGATATAAGGGATTAGTTTATTAATATCGACAAGATTCATTTCTGTAGTTGTTCTACTCATCTTATTAACCCCCATTCAGCAAATTTCTCGAAACCACCAATTGACTTGATATAGTTTCTTGCAATTTCAACAATGTCTTTATAAGGTTTGTCATCAATGCTCTCATCGCCAATGGCACAAGAGAGTTCTACAATTTTGCCTGTCTCTTGAGCTTTTAAGAAAGCATAAATATTAACAGACACGTCTGCCTTAGATAAATCTTTACCATGAAGGCCTCCTCCTGTAACAGATCCTGCCATATCTGAGCCAAGCTTTCTGTTAGTCGCGCCAGTATCAACATCAGTGCCACCAGTCCAATCTCCTAAAGGATTAACTACAGCTTCAGGATATTTATCTTTCAAAATCAAAGTTAAAACATTGCTTTGGCAGATAATGAGCTTATTCCCATCAATAATGTATTTCCCATCGCAGCCATGCTCGTCATAGATTTCTTTAGCGATTGATGTTAGTTTCTTTTCTTCTTCAGTAACAGGTACGCCTTTAAAAATACCATTGTCGCCACATCTAACTTTTCCTTTTTGATTTTTAGAAAGATGCACATCTTGAGGTACTTCTCTATAATCTACGAGCAAATTACCTGCAATTCTTCTAACAATTCTTACTACTTTTCCAGCCTTTAAATGAACAGAAGTTTCACAAATAATATGACAGATGCCATGTCCCACTAAAACTTCTACTGCAATTTTTGGATTCTTTTCAATGCTATATGCCAAGTCAACTATTGCACCAGCTATTCTGTCTGCAACTTTATCTGGATGGCTTGGATTTACTTTTTCAAACATTCTATTGTTCCTCCTTATTTCTTCCTTTTTTGCTTAAGCAAGGCTTCCATCATGATGTCTTGCTCATCAAGTTCTTCTATATCAGCGTTTCCGTTATCTCTAACTATCTGATAGATTTGAAACCATAACTGATTAGTTTGTTTCATGTAGTTTTGGCTCATCGCAACATATGGACTTTGCATTGCATTACCAGTTGTCGGATGCTTAGCTAAAAAGCCAAACTCAGATACAGCTTCTTCACATTGAATCCAACGTGATACTGACATAGCATATTGGTCGATTAATTGATCTGATACTAACTTCTCACAGCCTCTTTTCTTCAACCATCTATGAACTGACTTAATTACATCAGTTGCAGCTAGGTCTTTGCCGTTCTTTTGTTTGGCTTTCAAATATTCTTTTATTGGTGGAATATCTACACCCTCAATTACATCAGGTGCTTCTAGGTCAACAACAGCATCATTAAGATTTGGCTTGCTTATTTTCTTTTTTGGCCCAGAATTTACCCTCGCTCCACCACGAGCAGTTCCATCTTTAGCCATAGGCTAATACCTCCTTTGCCTATTTACCCGTTTGAACTCAAAAAAATTCACACGAAACCCCACGCTCGGTGTCCTAAGTTTTTTCTGTAGAGATTTGATTCCCCCTAGGTCTATCTCCAAGTTCCTGATGAATCTTGGTATGACATGATTTACAAACAGACATCAAATTAGTAAATGAATTAGAACCACCTTGCTTCACTGGCAAGATGTGATGTACTTCTTCAACTGGTGTAATTCTTCCTTCTTGTAGACAACGTTCACAAAGAGGATGCTGCTTAATATACAAAGCTCTTATCCTTCGCCAGTTGTTACCATACTTCTTGTTTTTGTTATGCTCACGATTAAATTTGTCGTACTGTTGCATCACAATCTTCTTATGCTCTTCGCAATACTTCTCATCAGTTAGTTTAGGACAGCCTGGATAAGCACATGGTTTCTTAAATGCATGTGGCATACCACTACCTCCTTTGACAACAAAAAAAGCCCACTGGATTACTCCAAATGGACTTAATTATCTCTATGGCTTTCGCCAATTATATCATATCATACTATTGACAAAATCACCACATATCACGCACTCTCATCAACTCTCAGGAACTATCAATTTTTCTAGTGCTTCATTATGCTTCCTATAAACCGAAGCTAAAGAACAATAAATCTTATTTGCAATCTCTATCCATGATAGCCAATCTATGTATCTGTAAATAAGAATCATTTGTAAATCCTCATCTCCAATCTTGGATATTGAGGTTTCGATTTCAGCTTTTGCTTTTGCACATTTATCTTCTAGAATTTCAAGCTCACTTTTTGCATCAGAGGCTTTAAGAATCCATTTGACAAACGGCGCTTCATAAGAAGGTGTATGATCCACTCTAGGAGTTGTGAAATCTTGTCCTGGAATAGATGATGCTCTTTCATCACAAAAGGCAATGTACTCCTTTTTCTTTTGTATCTTTTCAAGTAGATTATGGTATCTACATAAATATGTCTTTTTATCCATTACATTACCTCCTGCTTATATTTGCTTTTACAGCATCAATTAATGCCTGTTGTGTAGTGTCTTTATTTCTTAAGGCTCTAGACACATCTTCATCTATTGTTTTATCTGCTACGATATGCTCAATAACAACCGTGCCTTCCTTTTGCCCCTGTCTATAAAGCCTTGCTACAGTTTGCTGGTATAGTTCTAAGCTCCAAGTCAATGAAAACCAAATAAGAATGTTTCCACCATCTTGAAGATTAAGACCGTGTCCTGCTGATGCTGGATGAATTAAACCCACTTGCAATTTCCCATCATTCCAATCTTCGATAGATTTGGTTGATGCTAAAACTTCATAGTTGATATTTAATTCCTTTAGTCTTTCTTCGATTCTTTCAAGATCGTGTTTGAACCAATAAGCAACAAGGACTGGTTTTCCGTTTGCCTGCTCGATTAAATCCTCTAATGCATCGAGCTTTTTGTCGTGTATTTTCTTTATCTTCAAGTCATCTGTATAAACTGCACCTGAAGCCATTTGAAGCAGCTTCCCAGAAAGAACAGCCATATTGGCAACAGAGATTTCATCTTCCTCATCAAAATTTAGGACTAATTCTTGCTTCAATTTGTCATATTCTTTTCTTTCAGACTCATCTAGGTAAACCTTGTAATCATTCATGATTAGCTTTGGCATATCCAAATGATCAACTGCCTTCATCGAAATTGTGATGTCCGAAATCTTGTCATATATCGCTTCTTCAGCAAAAGGTAAAGGCTTATAAGTAAATATGACTTGCCCATTCCTCTTATCTGGTGCGAAGTACTGGTCTCTATAATGTGTTATGAATCTACCAAGCCTCTCGCCTTTATCAAGAATCCTAAATTCAGCCCACAAGTCCATTAATCCATTCCCTGCAGGTGTACCAGTTAATCCAACCACTCTTTTTACATAAGGTCTTACTTTTAGTAAACTTTGAAATCTTTTACTTCTACCATTCTTGAAGCTAGATAACTCATCAAGAACTAAAGTATCAAAATCAAACTTAATTCCTGATTTTTCAATTAACCACTGGACATTCTCTCTATTGATAATGTAGATATCAGCTCTAGCTCTTAAAGCATTTAGCCTTTCTGCTTCAGTACCAATAGCGACTCTATATTCTAGATTTCTTAAATGGCACCACTTCTTTATTTCATTTGGCCATACATCTCTACCAACTCTTAAGGGTGCAATGATTAAAACTTTATGTGCATCAAATGAATCAAATAAAAGATCATTTAATGCAGTAAGAGTTATTACCGTTTTTCCCAATCCGCAATCCAAAAAAAGCGATGATACTGGATGAGTTTCGATAAACACCTTTGAATAATCTTGATATTTATGTGGATTGTATTGCATTAATAATTCCTCCTATCTGTTTTTCATCATCAAGTACATAAACCTTAAAACCTAATCGTTCTAATTCTTTATGCCTTACTAGCTGTAATGGCCTAGGCTTTTTATGTGGTGCCTTTACTTCAACGAATGCGATTTTACCTTTCGCTATCAGAAGCAACCTATCAGGCATTCCTGCATATCCAGGACTCACAAATTTCAAAGCCAAACCACCAACATTTTTTACTGCTTTTATTAACATCAATTCGATATCTTTTTCTCTTTTCATAAACGTCTTTTTTGACTTAGATGACAAGGTCTATCAACCTCAATTCCTAAACTTTTCTATATAGATAAAATTTTTGATTTTTCCTTAAAAATTCTCATATAACAAAAGTTCTATATATGACATTGATAGACCTTGCACTATATACATAGTATATAGAGGTCTAGTCTTCTACCTCCTCGAAGTCACCATCACACTCTTTTAGTTTCAAACCAACATAGTATCTTTTACGTTTAGCAATAAGCCTCTTAAAACCAGCCTTATCTAACGAAGCATAAAAGTCGGTTGTACTTCTTGTGTACTCGTTCATATCCTGTGTGTAACGCTTATAATTTAGATAAAGTGCACTTGAGCTTTCCTTAACTTTAGGATCTATAATGCAGCGCTCATCTAGGAATTGTTGGAACCAGTTATTTTGTTCTTTATATGCTGTGATGGCATTAGAAACTATTTCTGGTACTGGTAATCTATAATCTAGTTCGATTACTTTTTTTGCACCTTCAATAATCCATGCAAGAACTGCCTCTCCTGCATTTTGATATAAGTAGTCACTGTAATTTTTGATGTCCTTCTTACCAGTAATTTTGGCGTTAAAAGGAATAACGATTAGTCGTCTCCAAGTTCCATCATCCATGCCACTTACTTTTGGCAAATGGTTAGTGTAAAGAACCAACATGTGAGTTGGAGTAAAGAATAAAGGATCTTTATATTTCTTCTCGCCTAAAATGTCATCGGTAGCACAAAGTTGCTTAACCATTGAGTCATTAAGCCTTGCCCCTTCTTGAGATTCAGAACAGATAATGAGTCTCTTACCACGAAGTTCTGCCATTTCTGGTTTGACATTACGTTTGCAGTTTACTGTTAATGTGTCAGGAGACATCTTGCCTTGATAGTTTCCTAAAACACGACCGATAGTATTCCAGAATGTAGACTTACCATTAGCACCATCACCATAAGCTATAATCATTCCTTCATTAAAAATCTTGCCAATTGCAGCAAGGCCACAAGTAAGCTGAACATAGTCAATAAGCTCTTGATTTCCTTGGAAGATTGTCTTTATTGCATCGAGCCATAGATCCATTCCTTTATTTGATGGTGAAACAGCAGTCATCTTTGTTATGAAATCATCTGCTTTATGTTCACGAGCACCAAGCATTCCATATCGCAAGTCATACGTTGCTTTTGGAGTGCATAGCAAAAATTCGTTAGAATCTAACAGTCTAGCGTCAATTTCAAGGAACGAATGAGTTTGAGAAAGAGATGCATTGATGGCTTTGTTATCTCGTCTCTTTAGTGCATAAGCGTGATAAGATTTAGCAAACATATATGCCTTGATTAGTTTTTCACCATCTTCAGACACATCTTCTTTGTCTTTTTTCTTAGTGCTTGTCGCAATATCTAAAAGACCAGCATCGGCTAATTTCTTTTCTGCAGCTTCCACCGCTTTTGCGGCCTCATCTAATTGCTTTGAAGTTAAATCCTGTGCAATACCCAAAGCTCCTGGATCACTTTCTTGCCAGTAGTTGTTCCTGTAAACTATAAACTTTGTTTGAGGAGAGTATCTTAAAACACCACGATAAAGATTAGCCAAACATTCTGCTTGACCGACATCTGTTAAATCGTTAGGTATGTATTTAAAACCAGAACCTTTGAAATCTTCTGGTGCTATATAATCTGTGCTTGCAGCAACCTTATTTTTGAAGAACTTTTGAGCACTATGCCATATTGTCTTTAACTCAGACATTTCTAAAGGTGGAATACATGCCTCGCTGGCTTTAAGGTATTTATTGAATGCCTCTTCTGTATCACCATAGCGCTTAATAAGCCTTGCAGCTATTTGTGACATTGTTCCGTTTCTAGAACCTTCCTTGATTTCAAAATGTGAAATGGAATCATTATCCAAATTTTCAAACTTAGCCAAATTATCTATGAAGGTTTTAATATCTTCTTTGCCTTCATGAATCTCAACTTTTGCACTTGCGGTTCCAAAGTAAAATCTGGCACTATCGAGAGCCTTTGAATCAAATTGTGGAAGATATCTCCAGATAGCCTCTTTTAATGATTTCATTTCTTCCCAATTTGTAATTGCATTATCTAGCACAAAGAAAACATGGAATTTAGGACGAGCCTTCTTCCCATTCTTTTCTTTCATATTATTTCTTGAATAATGGATAGCATATGAAACGCCTGGAAATATTGCAGAAATGTCATCTGCACTAATCCAGTCATTTTCATCTTCGCTATGGTCATTATCTATATCCATAGGTACCATATTGGCACTTATGTAATCATCGTTTGAGCGATGGTAATCTTTATATAAAGCACATACAAAATCCTTAGAAACAGCTCTTTTAAGACTAGTCTCGTCAGTAACTTCTATGTGATTCTTATAAATCGTATTTGATGCCTTTTCTAAAACATCACTTTGATATATATCAAACTTCATATGTACCTCCGTTAATCCTTCTTATAGAATTCGGTCTCATAACCATCTGCCCTGAGCAAGAGACCTGTGGCCCAGTCTGGTAGTTTTTCCATACCTGCCTTTATTGTTTCTAAAGACATGTCTTTTGGTGCTTCAACAATTAATTCATCGTGAACGTGAGCAACTATTCTGTAGTTTCTAAGGTTCTTCATTGCATTACACAAAATATCCCTAGATATAGCCTGAACGATGTTTTCAACGAACTTAGGGCCGTATGACTCTATGCGTTCCCACTTCTTAGCTGCACCGACACCTTCATAAGTGATCGTTTCATCACCATATTGGTTTTCAGTAACTTTTGGCTTTACATAAGCAAGTCTTCTACCTGAAGGAAGTACAACAAACAGTATTCCTTTTTCATAAAAGGCTGCTATTTTGCCATATTTTTGCGGCATTTTGGTTTTTATTGCATCTTTGATTAACTTATCGATTTTCCACCAAAACGCAGTAATCTTTGAATTTGCGGCCCTCCAAGCCTTGACTAAAGGTTGAAGTTCCTCTTCTTTTAATCCCATATCTAATGCACCCATCGATGTTAATGCACCAACAGATCCACCATAGCCTAGAGCTAATTCTGCAATCTTACCTTTTTGGCGTAGTTCGCCATTAATACCATGTTTTACAACAGGGACATGAAACATTTTTGATGCTGAAGCACAATAGATATCATCGCCTCTTTCAAAAGCCTCAATCCTCCAAGTCTCCCCTGCAAGCCAAGCAAGAACTCTAGCTTCTATTGCGGCATAGTCACAAACGATGAATTTATATCCAGACTTTGGAATGAATGCAGTCCTGATTAGCTGCGATAAGGTATCTGGTATATCTTCATAGAGAACTTTTAGGGCTTCTAAATTAAAACTTTTCAATAATTCTCTAGCTTCAGACAACGTCTCAATATGATTTTGTGGTAGGTTTTGTAATTGAACTATTCTTCCAGCAAACCTTCCAGTTCGGTTAGCACCATAGAATTGGAACATTCCATGGCACCTGCCATCACTACACATTGATGACTTCATTGCCTCATACTTTTTAATTGATGTTTTTGAAAGTTGAAGTCTAAGCGATAATGCTTCTTTGATATCGGGAGCTGTAGAATTTTTAAGTAATGTTTTAACAGTCTTTTTACCTAATTCATCAGTGACAACACCATTGTTTGAAAGCCAACTTCTAAACTGCTGTACAGAGTTTGGATTTTCCAAATTAGTTAGATTCTGAAGGCTTTTTGATATTTCTAAGCTAGTTTTATCAGATGTTTTAATTGCTGCTTCAACTAATAAAGAATCAATATAAACACCACGATCATTGATTTCTTGATCGATGTGATATTCATCCCAAACAAAATCTGGAACAGGAAATCTTAATAGTCTTTTTTGAATGTCCATTTCAACTTCAACATCTCGTTTATTGTAGAATTTGAACTTTGACCATTTAGCAAAATCGTGATGAGGTAAGTTTCTAGTTCTTCCGCCATTTGCTTTTGTTGGAAGACATGGTACAGAGAAATATTTAATTAGATCTTTTCCTTCATCTAGTTTTTGGTTCTCAAGTTTTAGAACTGCTCCTACTCCTTTAAGTGAAAATGGAAGGCCCAGATATGCACTCCAAATCATGGTGCATCTCCAGGACTTAGGATTTAGGTATTTACCAGTTGGTAAGCCTAAATATCTTGAAAGGCACACTCTTTCAAACATTGCATTGAATGCGTATTTCAAGACGTTGTCTGATTTAATAGCTCCTATGATTTCAGGTGGAATGGACTCACCTTGCGATAAGTCCACCACCTTAACATCACCATCATTCACAGAATAACCGAATAACAGAATCTCGAAATCTTGTGCTTCTGCATAACGATAGACTCCTGATTTATTAAGATCAGCACTTGAATATGTTTCAATGTCGATACTTAATTTCTTAATCAAGGAATCCATCATCGTCATCATCAGTTGCAAAATCACTCTCAGCTGTTGACTTAGAACCTAAAGGTTCACCATCCCTAATCTTTTGAAGATTATTAAGGCCACATGCGATGCCACGATTACCATTGGAATTAAAAGCATAGAATGAAATTGATGCTCTACCATAAACACCAGAATAGACTTCAGAATGTGTAAGGATAGGATTGCAGTCTGCATCAACAATTCCAGGAGCTGTTACTGAATTAGCATTGATAAAATAGCTATTTGCATAAGCTTCATCATCTGGTCTTTCAACATCACCATCACGAAGCGGATTTTTGATTAAGTTTAAAGCAGGTACAGTTTTTGCATTGCCTTTTAACTTAGATTGTCCTTCATCATAAGCTGCTTTGATTGCAGCCTTGATTTTAGCAATAGTAGCAACATCATCTTTTGGAATGATTAAGGAAACACTAAACTTTGGTGTTTGTCCTTCTGCATTTGCTTTTGCTTCCCATACGTTTGCGTATGACCATCTTGTATTTTTACCTGTGATTACCTTTGTAGGATTTTGTTTAACATTATTTGACATTTTATTTTTCCTCCTCTATGTCATTAAAATCATTTACTGCCAGATTCATTTCTGGTCTTTTGTCTTCTCTTTTTACAAGAGTTGGTTTACCTTGCGGTTTATAGGTATAAGGCTCTACTAATTCACTAAAGAGCTTCTTACCCAATCTTTTATTTAACTCAGTAAGCGTTGCGAGTTTCTTTTCATATGGATCGTATCCAGCTTTGATAACTTCACCAGCTACCGAGTTTTCATCTTTAACTTTTCTAATACTTCTACCTTCAACAAGTTTGTATCTATTCCAAACCTTACCTTTTAAGGCAGCATCTAGGGCATAATCTTTGATGTCATTAGCCCATGCAATAAGATCATCAATCTTGTCTAAGGCATCCTCTACCTCTTCATCTGTTAGAATTGGTGGCTTCTTGAAATCCAGTTCAGCTAACTTCATAGCTTCTTTGGCACGTTCACGGCACAGGTGCTTTGCCTTACAAAAGCGGCACCATTCACCAGAGCAATAATTGCCTTTACCATCAAATGCTAACTTTGATGCAGGAATAAGCACTTCTTTGGCCCATTTCATGAGCTCTTCCTTGCTCATTTCAAATGTAGAGATATTGGCCACTCTTGGTTGATAAATTGTCATTGATATTTTGCTTATTTCATATAAGCTATCGAACAACTCTAAGGCACCAAGAGCATAAAGCATCATTTGTGGATTGTTAGTTGAATCAACCACTACGCCTTTTCCGTGCTTATAATCGATAATATGTAAGACGCCGTCTGCAACAATTACACAGTCACCAGTACCGAAGCCTTCCACAACATACTTTGAGAAATCAAGCTTCTGCTCAACTAAAACGATAGGATCTTTGCAATGCTGCTTGATATCTTCTAAAAGCTCAGTAATGTAAGAAACATAGCCATTGGCGCATTCTTCCATTTCATGAGAATAGTATTGAAGTTCTGGCTTAGGTTCTGTTTTACCAAGTTGCTTATTTAGCATCCATTCACATAGTGAATGAGCATCGGAACCTTCATTTGCGAACTCCGATGGTGTATCTTCGATATCCTCACATAACCTTGCTGAAGGTGTGCAGTTTATCCAGCGGTTTGCAGAGCTTGCACTAAGTAATGCATGTCCGTTTGCTGGCATTAGATCACCTCCGCATCAAGAAGCAATGCTTCATAGTCATCAGGGTTAACTTCAGATAATTTGTTAGCACCATATTTTTGAATTAGAGCTTTTACCTGAGCTGTCTTGCCATCTCTTGATAATTGAGCCAATCTAGCTCTTACATCTTCAAGAGCGATTTTTGGTTCTTCTTTTACTGGATGATTTTTCTCATATTCTTTTTTAGCTTCTAATGATTCATCAGTCTCATAAGTATTTGTAAGACCGTCTTCTTCATTAGGTTCAGGGCTTGAGAACATAGCACGAAGATCTTTAGTTGCTTCAATTAAAGCAGACGCATGTTCATCAATTTCTTTTAGCAATAAATCTAAATTACTCATCTTTGACATCTTTCTTCTCTCCTTTCAAATTTTTTTCATACTGTTTGCTTAGTTCCATTGCCTCCTTAGCCAAACCTTTTGCAACAACACTTAGTGCAATTAAAGGAATGACCAAGGTTTCAAATGGATCTTTCATTTGTTGTGACTTTTCCATTGTTTTGTCCTCCTTGTGATGATTTTTAGAAAGCATGTCACCTTGCTTTCATAGGGATAGAGAACAAAAACAATGGTCTGTCCAAACATTTAGAAAAAATTTTAAGGACGATATGGTTCAAGAAGAGAAACTAAAATCTTCCTACATCTTCCCAAACGATAAGATATAGTTTGCTTTGCCTTATTTAGTTTATTTGCTATTTCCGTTACGCCCAATTCCTCGACAAATGCGAGGATACAAATGTTCTTGTCTAGTTCATCAAATTCATTCACAAATTCAAAAAACTTGTCATAGAACGCTTGTAGCATATAAAGTTCCTCTGGCGTTTTTGATGTATCTGCTACTTCAATTGGTCTGCCATAAGAATCTTTTAAATCATCTAGATTTTGAATATGGTTATCTCTGTACTTATCGCATTCACTGCAATTCCCCCTACAGACGATTACCTTTCCTGTCTTAGGACTTACAATTCTGCAGCGGTCTTTCATTTCTCTATCTTTTCTTTCTTCCCAGTAGCTTTGTCTTACTAGCTTTAGGTCGTGAAGATTTAGATAGATAACTTCATTTGTTGCTTCAAGATGATATTTGTAGACTCTATCCTTACTTGGAACTTTATAATTTGGTTCATTTTCATAAACTGTCATTATCCCTTCATCTTGAGAGATAATCTTTTCTTCAAGTTCAGTTGCTGAAGATTCAACGATAGGCTCACTATCATGGTTTTTTCTGTTGTTTGTCATCTTTTTTCTCCTTTGCCAAATTGGTCGAATAGGTAGAAAAAAGAGAGCGATTATGATATAATTAAAGGTGTTCTAACTTTTGCAAAATCAATCAAGAAAAGCTCCCCTTTTTCTACTTCAAGGAGAGCTTCACGCTGCATAAGTTGCGTGTCTAATGTATAGATAGTTGCATAAGTTGCATGAGTTTATTTTTTTTCAATTTTTGCAAAAGGCGGTGACAATAATGAGTCAAATTAGACTAACTTATGGAGTTTTTTTATCATTAATACTAGAAGCAAGACTTCCAAGGGAGGCAACAAAAAAAGACCATTGGACTGGCAAATCCGATGGCCTTAGTGATATAGATATATTTGGTGAGTGGATGAAACTTTATTCACCTAACTATGCTGTAAGTACAACTAACAAAACTTTTGTTTCAAAATTGAAAAACTGCAGCGGTTCATCTACTGGAAATTATCCGTTATATGATACTTCCCTAATGAATAAATTTTTAACGGAGCTAAAAAACGGAAATAAAACAAACGAGATTCATTCTTTTGTTACTAATACAATGGATAAAAATAAATTCTCTTCTTTTACTTCATCATTGTTTTACATAATTAAAGAGGATATTGAGATTTCAGATTTATATTATCAATGTTCCACAATTAACAAATTTGAATTGATATCTAAAAAGGAAATAAACCTAGAAGATCTAATTGGTTCTATCCTTTATTATTTAGCAAGCCATGAATTAGATAATAAACTAGGTAAAGAAGCTTTAATGGAACTGTATACCTTTAAAGATACAAACACACCAGGAAAGTTTAAAGGTAATCATATTAATGATTTCAATATTACCGTTGTATCTAATTGTGGAGAGCAAGAGAAAGATAAAGCTCAAACAAACATTAATCAAACCGATGAAATAGAGGGTGAAATTATAGAACCTAGTGACACTTCTAATGAATCAACGACAAGTGATGCTAAAACAGTAAATCAAAGAATTATAAATTTACATGATAAGAGTAAATATTTTGAGAACGTGGGTACTCTTATTTTAAAGGATGATGACGATGAATAAAGACCTCATAAAAATTGAAAACAGATCTCTTTCAAAAAGTGAACCCAGAAATATAACTTTGAAAGATAAATCAAAATATTTTGAACATGTAGAAAATCTAAATTTAAATCAAAACATTAATATTTCAACCACAGTAAATGGAAATCTTATAACATCAAATATCATTCCAAACAATGAATTCTATAATTTATTTGTACTTGATGGCGAAGATTTTGCTAAATGCTATTTTATTATTAATAAGAAGGATTGTCTTAAATACATGGATAAGCAAATTAGTGCCTTATTTTCATTATCAAATTCGGATTCATTAAATAAATGTCTCACATACCCTTGCTTATTTGCCAATAAAAACAATGAATATTTAAAGGCTGGGAATGACCAATTATCGTACTTTGGATACCTTGCTAAAATCGAAATAGGTGATACTAATATTAAGTTCTATTTTTCTATTGTATCATCACTACCGCAAGCAATATTTAATGATTATGCTCAATCATTCAATTTAATGGAAAGTAAAGGCGATAATGAGCTTGATAAAGTTCACTGGTCTATTAAAAATATAAATTTAGTTAAATGTATTCGTAACTTAGGCTTTAATGTTGCGTCTTACTAGAAAGGAGTTATATGTCA